CTAATATACCACTATCTATTTTACCTCTTACAGAATATCTTTGTAGTTCGTTGATAGTTCTTCTAAAGTCTGGATAGTGTCTTTGTATTAGTTCAGCAAGTACCTTCTTATCAAATTCTATGTGTTCTTGTTTAAGAATATCTGATAGTCTGCCCATAAAAGCAGTAGCAGTTTTAATCTTTTGACCATTTGTAATACGAAAGTCAATACAAGTACAACGACTATGTAAGGCAGGTATAATCTTGTTTTTAAAATTACAAGTAAATATAAATCTACAATTCTTGTAAAATGTTTCTATAAAGTTTCTTAATGCAGGCTGAACAGAATCAGGATTCATATAATCAGCCTCGTCAATAATAACTACTTTGTGATTTGAATTGCCATCTAATGAAACACTAGACGCAAAGTTTTTGATTGTAGTCCTTAAAGTATCAATATGCCTACCTTCATCTGAACCATTGATGATGATATAATCAACACCTAATTCTTCACATAAGGCACGAGCAACAGTTGTTTTGCCCGTACCTGCTGTGCCAGAGAGGAGAAGATTGGGTAGTTCTTTACTATCTAAAAATTTTAGAAAGGTAGATTTTAAGTCTTCACTTAAAATACAATCTGATATTTTTTTAGGACGGTATTTTTCAACCCATAAAAAGTCTGACATTCAACACCTCTAAAATGTTGAATCAGCTTCTAATGCAATC